ACCTAATGTCAAGACTCCGTAGTGCTAACCCTAACATCAAGTGTTACATAAGAGCCTCGGCTAACCCCGGTGGTGCTGCTTGGGTTAAAGAGACATTCGTTGACCCTGCTGAACCTAATACAACATTTACTAAGGATGGATTGACATACCGTTTTATACCTGCGAGACTATCGGATAATCCTTATCTTGATACTCCTGTTGGGGATGAAGAGATGTCTCCGTACCGTAAGATGCTTAATGCTTTACCTGAAGTTAAACGTAAGCAATTACTTGATGGTGATTGGTTCGCTGGAGAGGACTCTATGTTCACTTTCAGCCCATTATTACACGTGACTGATGAGTTACCCCCAATGCACTGGAGTGTTATAAATGGACTTGACTATGGCTATAATGACCCTGCAGCAGCCCTTTGGGCCTCCATATGTCCCCAAACGGGAAGAATGGTTATCTATCAGGAACTTGAGTGCCTTGGGTTTGTACACGAGGAGTGGGGTAAGAAAGTTAAAGAAGTCGAGGGGTACCTTCCTCAAGGCGTTGATCGTATCATTGACCACTCTGTGTTTAACATTACAGGACACGTGGGTCCCGGGGTTCGTGAGAAACTCTCTAGGATTGGTTTAACCCCAAGACCTGCAGACAGGAACCGTGAGGCAGGGTGGAACCAGATACACGAGAGATTAATTATAGACCCAATGACGGGCCTTCCTAACCTCATGGTTCATTCCTCCTGTGAAAAGCTTATAGATCAAATACTCTCTGCTAGAAAGCATGATAAGAAACCAGACGACATAGATGACCGACGTATTAAAACGAAAGGTCGTATGCATCACTGGGATTTATTAGACACCCTAAGATACATCTGCATGTCTAGACCTCAACGCCTAACTATACAAGAAAGGTCAATGAGTCACAAGACAGCGGCTCAAGGGTTCCAGAGATACTATGGGTATTTTCAATAAATGAACTCCTACTGCTACCCGTAAGATCAGCACCCTGCTTGGAGTCCCACAGTTTTACGCACTCTGTGGTTAAACAAAGGTGCCTCTCTTGGTGTAGGAAAGTTGGTAATCCGTCTGGTTTGGGACCAGAAGACCGCTAGTTCGAGTCTAGCCACCGAGACCAAATTCGCATGCATAGCTCAACTGGTAGAGCAGCTCCCTTGTAAGGAGAAGGTTCAGGGTTCGACTCCTTGTGTGTGCACCAAACAATTGCGGAGGGTGAGGTACCAACCGAGGCTCATAACCTTGGCTTCACAGGTTCGAATCCTGTCTCCGCTACCAATTATTGAGGGTGAGATGCAGGGCATCAGTCGGATTCCAAACCCGTACTTGTAGAGTTCGATTCTTTACACCTTCGCCAACTTCGTGTACTTAGGCGTGGCCTTAGTTCAACTGGTAGAACCCCTCACTGTGACCGAGAGAATACGAGTTCAAGTCTCGTAGGTCACCCCTAAGTACACTCAAGAAACCCCAAGCTATGCAACGTAGCACCTAACTTAACTTAATAGGAGAGCATACAAACATGGCTGATAATTTACTAGGTCCAATGAAGGGAGAAGACTTACCTACAGGACCGACAATGGAAGTAGACTCTACACGAGTTACTACGCAAGCAGAGATGCAAGAAGAAATGCAGATTAGTATGCTAGCAGGTCGAGTGACCTCTGCTTTCGAGGAAGCTAAGACTGCAAGATATTCAATAGAAAACCAATGGCTTAAGAACTTATCTGCGTATAGAGCACTAGATGATAGTACTGTTGGTCGTAATGGGGATAAAGGGGAGTTCCGTTCTTCAGAAGAACTCAAACCATACATACGTACAACCACAGTAAAGACACGTGCTGCATACTCTCAAATCATGGAAGCATTACTTCAGAACTCTAGGTTCCCCTTGATGTTCGAAGCTACTCCAGTTCCCGAGGGTGTACCAGAGTTTGCTACAGACGATCCTAATGCTGGTGGACCTGAGTCCCAAGAAGACTTTGGTATAGGGCATGAAGGCGATGGTCGTACACTGAAGCCCGGGGCGACCCAAGGTAGTCTAGCGTGGATGGAAGATGATCCTTTGTATGGTAATCTTAAGGAAGGAAGAGATCGCTCCGGTGGTCAATTTGGTCAAATAAGCCCTTCTGCTAAAGCTGCGGAAGCAATGACTAAGATGGTGTTAGATCAAGTAGAAGAATCTAATGGCCACACAGAATTACGTAAGTCAGTATTCGAAGCTTGCTTACTAGGTACTGGTATCATGAAAGGTATCTTTACTGAAGAGAAAACAATACACAAGTGGGAAAACGGAGTGTATACTCCTGAGAAACGTAAGTTTCCTAAGATGTCTACTGTATCTACTTGGGATCTCTATATTGATTCTAATGCTATGAAGATTGATGAAGCTGAATGGGCAATAGAAAGACACCGTATGACATCTAAGCAACTACGGGATCTTAAGTCCCGTCCATTCTTCCGCACGGGAGAGATTGATGATGTGCTTAAGATGGGAGGTAACTACTCTAGACAGTCATTTGAATTGGTTGTTAGAGAAGAAGATACTATCATGGATACCTCAAGATTGTGGGAAGTCCTAGAGTACTGGGGCTACATCAGTATCCAAGAAGCAATGGAACTAGGGTTACCTCTAGATAACATTGAGTCTGACCAAGTACACGTTAATGCATGGGTATGTAACAATAGAGTTCTCCGTATTATGGTTAATCCTTTCTTACCCCAGCGTATACCTTACTTCTTATTCAACTACGAGATTAATCCTTATAACATTTATGGTGTAGGTGTTCCTGAGACAATGGAAGACTCGCAGAAAATGATGAATGGTTTTGCTCGTTTAGCAGTAGATAACTTAGCTTTAGCAGGGAGTATGATCTTTGATGTTGATGAATCAGTATTAGTAGCTGGCCAAGACATGAGTATATACCCCGGGAAAATCTTCCGTAGACAAGGGGGACAAGCAGGTAATGCTATTAACAGTGTTAAGTTTAATAGTACTGCTAATGAAAACATGATGATGTTTAAAGAGTTCCGTCAGATTGCTGATGAATCTACTGGTATACCCTCGGTATCCCATGGTCAAACAGGAGTGACAGGTGTAGGTCGTACATCAAGCGGTCTTAACATGATCCTTGAGAACGCTAGCTTAAACATCAAAACAGTAATAAGAAACATTGATGATGAGTTACTTAACCCACTAGGACAGATGTTGTTCTACTGGAATAATCAATTTAATTACGAAAACTTACCTCAAGGTGATTATAACATCATTGCTACAGGTATAAGGTCTTACACCAAGCAAGAAGTTAAAGTTCAACGCTTACAAACACTACTTGGACTTGTTCAGAACCCAGCGTTGGCTCCTATGGTTAAGTTACCTTACATCATTCGTGAGTTGGTTAAAGGAATGGATATGGATCCAGATGCTGTTATTAACGATATGGACGAAGCAAAGCTGTATGCTCAACTAATCGGCATGCAGGGTGGAAGTGCTAACGGTGCTGCAGGTGTACCACCTCCGGGACCTAATAGTCCTACGGGACCAGCGGGTACCTCAGGTAACACAGCTAATGATATGTCATCTGGGAATCCAGAGGGGATCAATAATTATAACAATGAAGGAGCTATATAATGGCAACAGTATTATCAACTAAAGAGAACAATTTAAGAGGTCCATCACTAGAAGGTGAACACTTTGGGTCAGGTCTAAATAAACATGGCGAAGCCTTCCATGAGCAAGATCGTGAATCTAAGAATAAAAGAGCAGGTGTCGATGGTATGACAGGGGCAGCAATAACTGAGAAGGCGGCAGGAGAACGCCGGAAAGCTCGGGAGAAGGCTAAGCTTAAGAAAACTAAGTAAATCTGATGGTCAAGTCCCCAACCCAACAGCTTAGGCCCCTGATACTAGGGGATCACTGGAAATTAATGGAGGAGTATTTGGC